ATGTTATTTTGAAAGTTGAATCGGCTGGCGGAACTTTCTAAGCATGGCAAATACAGTCATTGCAGTCCGTTCTTCGGGTACAGCGGCAGCCACTCCTTCTTTAGGTGTTATTGCTAACGGTGAGATTGCTCTCAATTACGCCGATGGTATAATTTACTATAAGACTTCATCGAACACTCTTGGTTCGATTAGGACAACTCAGCCTGCCGGTCTTACCACAGAAGTTCAGTACAATGACGCTGGTTCTTTTGGCTCAAATGCCAACTTCACATTCAATAAAACTATAGCGACACTTAATGTAAAAAACATTAATGTATCGACAAACTTAGTTACCACAAACTTAACTACAACTTATCTGACAATAGGTTCAGGTGTTGGTGGTATTATTGCAGGTGCGAATGTAGTATACTCAAATACATTCATTGCAAACACAGGTGGTATCACAACCACAGGCAATTCTTCATTAAACGGAATTGTAACTGTTAGTTATGTTGCAGGTACAGGCAATCAAAATGCCGCTATGGAAATGATTGGTGCCAATACAAAAGGTGGCACAGGATACTTTGATTTCATTTCTGCAAATAATAATAGTGGCGGTGTAACAAATAAAAATAAATGGTTTAGAATTGATTCAAATGGTAAATTTCAAATTATCAATTCTTTATACACCGCCGTCATTTTTGATTTAAATGATTCTGGTTATCTAACAATACCGGGCGCACTTCAAACCGCACAATACATTCAATTCTCAGATGGTTCAAAACAATATACTGCTAATGCTGGTAGTGGTTCAACCGGATTAGCAAACAGTGGCGCATTAATTACAGTTAATAGTGCATCACAATTATATGTCTCAAACACAACTATATCAACATCAAATACAACTGGCGCATTAACTATTGCTGGCGGACTTGGTGTTAATGGTAATGTATACACAGCAAATGTTTTTGCAACAGGAGATGTTGTTGCTGGTATTGCTGATGGTCCAACATTAGCTGGCGCAACTAATCCAATTTTTGCCGCTATTGGTAACACTAACAGTTATGTTCAAAATTATGTAGTTAACTACTCAAACACCGCCAACGCTTCTGCCGATTGGGCTGCCTATCCAAACAATGGTAATGATGCTTCTGGTTGGATTGATATGGGTATTACATCTAATACCTATTCACAATCAGGATATAATACGACAGGAAGAAATGAAGGTTACTTGCTTATGTCTGCACCAACAGGTTCAGGCACATCAGGTAACTTAGTAATTGCAACAGATGTTACAGGAACATATAACTCTATTGAACATTATCCTGGTGGATTTAATTCAAATAAAGGTAATTCTGTATTAACAATTACAACGCAAGCATCATCAACATCAAACACAACAGGTGGTGTAGTAATTAGAAATGGACTTGGTGTTAAAGGTAATGTCTATGCTGATAATGTTTTCATCAGCAACCAACTAGCGGCTACAATTGGTGATGCAATGGCAATGGCAATCGCACTAGGATAAATATACCACTATGGCTAAACCAACAACAAGATCCACTTTTAAAACCTACTGTCTTCGTGAGTTGGGTTTTCCTGTCATTGATATCAATGTCGATGATGACCAATTAGAAGACAGAATAGATGAAGCATTACAATTCTTTCAAGACTATCACTTCGATGGTGTTGAGAAGATTTACATGAAACACAAGATTACAACAGATGATATTGCAAGAGGATGGATTTATGTTCCTGATGCAGTGATTGGTGTTGTGAATGTATTTCCATTTGATGATTCAAACTCATCAATCAACATGTTTGACTTGCGTTATCAATTAAGATTGCATGACCTGTATGACTTTACTTCAGTGTCATATGTGCCATATGAAATCACAATGCAACATATCGCAACATTGAATTTGTTGTTCTCTGGTAAACCACAATATCGTTTCAATCGCCACCTCAACAAACTGTTTCTTGACATTGATTGGAGAAATAATGTAACAACAGCAGATTGGGTTGTTGTTGAATGTTATCGTAAATTAGACCCTGATACATTCACCGCATCTGGAACAGCAAATGTTGCAAATGCTTCGGTTGTTGTGACTGGCACTGGAACTAATTTTTACAATGATTTGGTTGTTGGTGATGAAATCACAATTAATAGCGAAACACAAAGAATCGTACAAATTGATTCACCAACTTCATTAAATGTTTACAGTGCATTCACCAGCACATCAACTGGAAAAACAATTACAAAATCAGGTATCTCTGATGTTTGGAATGATAGATTCTTAAAGAGATATGCTATTGCATTGATTAAAAAACAATGGGGTAATAATCTTAAAAAGTTTGCAGGTATTCAAATGCCAGGTGGTGTGATGTTGAATGGTCAAGCAATTTATGATGAAGCTGTTGTTGAAATTCAAAAGATTGAAGATGACATTCAAAGTCTAAATGTATTGCCACCAGATATTTTAGTTGGTTAATAATGGCAACAAATCTATACTTCAATAATTTTCCGGTTAATCAAGTAACCAGTGAGCAGTTGCTCGTTGAAGATTTGATGATTGAAGCCATGAAAATTTATGGTGTAGATGTTTACTATTTACCAAGAAGCACTGACAATACAGGTATTGATAAGTTGTATGGTGAAGACCAACTGAAGAAATATATCGCCGCATATCCAATTGAGATGTACATCAATAATGTATCTGGTATGGAAGGTGAAGGTGATTTCATTTCTAAGTTTGGTCTTGACATTCGTGATGAGATGACAATGCTTGTTTCACGCCGAAGATTTAAAGCAACTGTTCCAGGATTGTATAGAGCGCAAGAAGGCGACTTAATTTACATTCCTTTGGTACAAAACTTCTTTGAAATTTCTCATGTTGAGCATGAAAATAGTCCTGCAATGTTCTATCCATTGGGTCGTGGGCGTGACAATAATGTATATTTGTATTCACTAAAACTTCGCCAGTTCGTATTCTCTAATGAAATTGTTGAAACCGGTGTTGAAGAAGTTGATGGACAAATCAGACACAATTATACAATAACAACATTAACTGTAAACACAGGTGGTAGCGGAAACTTTGATACTGCAAATAATGAGACAGTATATCAAGGTAGCAATGTTGCTACCGCAACCGCATTCGCAGAATGTACTTCATGGAATTCAACAACAAGAAAACTTGAAGTCATTAAAATTAATGGTACTTTCGTAAGTTCTCAAGCAATCAAAGGTGCAACAAGTAATGCATCTTGGATACTTTCTACAAATGGCGAATCTAAAGCACAAGACCTCGACTTCTCATTTGAAGATATTGCAGATAATAAAGTTGTTCAAACAGAAGGAGATAATATCATCGACTTCTCTGAACACAACCCATTTGGTGAACCATAATGTTCGGTACTCATTTTTATAATCGTAGCTTTCGAAAGTATGTCGTAATTTTTGGTACGATGTTTAATAACTTGTCTATCAAAAGATATGCTAATGATGGTACTGCAAAAGAAGTTATTAAAGTACCTCTTGCATATGGTGCCAAAGAAAAATTCATTACAAGATTACAGCAAGACCCAACTCTAACAAAATCTGTTGCTATAACTTTACCTAGACTTAATTTTGAAATGACAAACATTTCATATGATTCTAGCCGTAAGCAACAATCATCTATTAAGATTGCGGCAGTCGATACGACAACTGCAAGAACAGTCAAGTCTCAATATATTGGTGCGCCATATAATTTTGATTTTACTCTAAGTATTTTTGTTCGTAACATTGAAGATGGTACACAAATTGTTGAACAAATTCTACCATATTTTGTTCCAGACTATACAGTCACTGCTAATCTAGTTCCATCACTGAATATCATTAAAGACATTCCTATTGTTCTCAATAGTGTTTCACAGAACATAGAATATGAAGGTGGTTTAGATTCACAGAGAATCATCACATGGGATTTGACATTTACTGTCAAAGGATATCTGTTTGGTCCTGTTGCTAATAGTGCTATCATTATTGGTGTTGATAGTGGTGTTGTTGCCAATGGTTCAAATGTTCTTACTGGTGGTTCTACAACAAACTTGTTCTACGATACCAATAACAAAGCAATCCAAACTGTGGTAATGAAGAATACTGCAAATACAGGAAACGGAACATATCTTGAAGGTGAAACTATTAATGTTGAAAATAAGAGAGATGTTCTTGGCACAGTATTGTACTGGAGACCAAATTCAAACACTCTGATTGCAACTTCGATGACTGGCGTACTGTCTGCAAACGATATTGTTATTGGTGCAGATTCACATGCAAGATATGTTATTTCGACTGTAGAGACAACACCATTGTTGATAGCAAACACAAAAATCACTCAAAACCCAGTCACCGCTGACACAAATGATGATTTTGGCTATACCATTCAGTCAAAAGAATATCCTGATACATTATGAAAAGCATAGATAAAAACTTATCAGACATATTCGACATAGACCCAATAACACCAACAAATGTAATTGAGGTCAAAGAGACTGCCGTTGTCGAAATAAAAGATTCAACTATTGAAGATGATGTTGAGTTTGCCAGACAGAATATCAAAAAATTAATCAACAAAGGCGGTGTTGCCTTTGATAATCTTTTGTTGGTAGCAAACGAATCTGAACAACCAAGAGCATATGAAGTTGCCGCAACATTCATCAAAAATTTATCTGACTTGAATAAAGACTTGCTTGAATTGCAAAAGCGTAAGAAAGATTTACAAGGTTCAGAAGAGAAAAAACAAAACGGAAATGTGAATGTTGACAAAGCTGTTTTTGTTGGCTCAACAACAGAACTGGTAAAATTTTTGAAGAATAATAAATGAGTGATAATGGTGGTGGGTATAATGGTAATGCGAGTCTAAAAAGATTAGGTGTAGAGATATCCTACACTGAAGAACAAGTTGCAGAAATTGTAAGGTGTTCTGAAGACCCAATTTACTTTATCAAAACATATGTGAAGATTGTCAATGTGGACAAAGGTCTTGTCCCATTTGACATGTGGCCATTTCAAGAAGAGATGGTCGATACATTTCACAACAATCGTTTCTGTATTGCAAAGATGCCTCGTCAGGTTGGTAAGACAACCACGACAGTTGGCTACATGCTTTGGACTGTACTATTCAACATTGATTATAAGATTGCAATTCTTGCAAACAAAGGCGCATTGGCTCGTGAGATTTTAGGTCGACTTCAATACGCATATGAATATTTGCCTCTATGGTTGCAACAAGGTATCAA